CTCACCCAGCATCTTCGCGCCGTCATACTGCTCCTTCTCCACATAGAAGTGGAAGGAGCGGAACCTGATCAGTTTCTCTGCCATGTTCTGCCTCCCTCCTTTCTAGGTGAGCCCTGTGAACTTCAGGACTGCGAAAGAGTTGTTTGCGTACAGGACCGGCCGGACAGACGACTGAACCCACGTCTGTTCCTTGCCGTTTGGATCTCGCCAGGTCTCGGTGCCGAGAGGCTTCTCGATTCGCATCTCGCCGACCTGTCCCTCAGCCAGCGCGTATGCGAGGCCTGCGGTGACGCGGTTGGTGACGAAGATGTCGATGTCGAATGAATCGAGAAGTGCTCCCAACTTGTCGCCATAGATGCCCTCAAGATCGAACATCTGAAGCGGGTTGAGAACCCAGAGGTTGTAGTCGATGCCAAGCTCTTCCTGCTCAGCGATCATGTCCGCCCTCGCGAAGTCACGGGCTGGATAGCCGGTGAAGTTCGTTGGGGTCGCACCCGCCGTCACGACCGACCCCCAGCTGTTGCCGGAGTTCGAACGTGAACCTGCGGTGATCGCGGCTTCGAGAACTTCAACACCGCGCTGGTTGATCTTGCGAACGACAGTATTGCTCAGCTGCCGTAGTGCATTCGTGAAGGCAGCCATGTCGTTCCTGTCTCGTGCTTCGTCCGTGTAGTAGAACTTGCCGCCCCACTTCTCGACAGCAGCCACCTTTGGTGCTCGGCGACTGAAGGCGATCTCTGGGAACTCAGTTCCAGGCTCCACACGCTGCACGTCACGATCGGCGTACAGATCGATAGCGACGTCGTCATAGACGACTGCGCCACCGGTCACACCACCAGCAGACGTGAAGGCGCGGTCTACGAAGAACCGCTGTACCGTCAAGTCCATGATGATGGGTGTGATCACACGGCTTGGGTTTTTGAGTGCGAGATCAACCGTGAACGTTGTACCGCTGATAGTCGGCGGAGACAACGGGTTGATCACCGCTCCGGGAAATGGAGCTGCCATTACCGGAGCGGGGGACTGTGGTTCGAAACGAGCGGCAATGAGGTCGCCTTCCTGACGCAGCCACATCCGAAGTAGTTCCGGATCGGCCTTGCCCTGGGCAGCGAGGATCGCCAGCGTCTCGGGATCCATGTGGATCCGCTCTCCGTGATACTGCTTGAGCACCTTTTGTTCCTCCTTTCCGGTTAGACCGACGTGTGCGCCGGGATTGGGAACAACTCGACGATCACGTCTAGATCAGCAGCGCCCACTGTACTGTGAGCCTTACCGACCTTGACGCCTGGAGTTGTCCAAGGAATGACGCGACCTACGGAATCGACCTCAAGGTCGTTACCTGCGGTCACGGCTGCTCCTGATTTCACGGGCAACATAACGCCAGCCCCGCGAATCACTGGCACCTTGGTTCCAATTGCAGCGTCATAAGCGGCAACACCGCCTACTTCACCACCGGCTGCCGGAACACCGTTAGCCTGAAGGTTTCCACCTTCAGCTGTGGTTGCAAGTCCCGGTCCTGACTGGAACGTAGTCAACACACCGATGAACCTGCCACCAACAGCTGCGGTCGTGATGATCGCTGCTGTCAGCTTCTGGAGGTATGCACCCTCGTAGAAAGGTACGACCTCATTGGCAGGCATGAAGACGATACCGGCGAGACGAGCAAGCATATTTCGAATCATGCTAGACACCCCTCCGCATCGAACCATCGGTCTGCACTCGGCCTGGCTCCCTCAGGCCAGCCGCAACTGCGGCCTCGCGTGCTTTCCGCTTCTGGATTTCGGGGAAGAGGTGAATCGGGTAGATGATTGCCTCTTCCTCTTCTCCGGCTCCGCCGCCGCCGATCTCCTGAATGGGGACCAGGCCTGGCTGAAGCTCGGCCAATGCTGCCTTTGCCCCTTCGTAATCGGTCTGCATGTACTTCTCCCATGCATCACGTCGCGCTGGCGGGAACTTGCCTGCCGCCATTGCTTCGTCGAGCAGCTTGTCCCGCTCTACCTTCTCGAGTCGCTCGTGCGCGCTTACGCCGAGCTTAACCTGAGCAAGCAGAGCGTCGTACGTGCTTCGGTCCAGCTGGACCAGGGGCTTGTCCTTGTCCTTCCCCGTTGCGGCCCGTAGCTGGCTCCGAGAGATGGGGGTGACAGCAGGTTCTGGCTCTGCTGGCTCCTCCGGCTCTTCCGGCTCTTCCGGATCGTCGTTTGCGTTTGCCGCCGCCACAGCTGCTGTGGGGTTTTCCGGCTCGCACGCATTGACGAACTCCGTGAGGGCCGTCTGAATCTGCTCGTCGGACGCGTCCTCGGGCAGACCCAGTGTCC